GCTGCACCCGCACCAATAGCAGCGGCGCCAACTGCAGCACCAGCCACAGCAATGCCCTTGGCCATGCCTCCAAATTTGCTTCCAGTCTTTTCTGCCTTGCCATCGACTTGATCGAGCCCCTTAGAAGCTTTGTCTTCTAAATCGATCGTGCCGAACAGTTTAAATAGCTCTATGATTTCCACCCCCTTTTGGACAAAAATAAAAAGCACCTATTAGGCGCTCGGTTTTTTCAGGGTTTTCAAGATACTTTCCGCATCTTGAATGATTTCCTCGTCTGTTCGCTTCGTCAGTTTCTGTTTACGAGCGTTCAGTTTGAATTGTTCGAAACTGATAAAGCTTTCTTTATCCATGTTCGGGAATATTGACAGCCACATATCCCATAGCCGTTCATCCTGGTATTTCTCCATTGCTTTCATGTAAAGCTCAGAGCCTTCTTTGAACGGCAGGTTCATGACATAGTCGCTGTTCGGGTATCTCGTAAGAATAAAGTCTAAGGCTGTTGTTTCATCGAGTCGGAAACTAATGTAAAAAAACTTTGGAGATCCGGTAGCTCTTTAAACTCTTTCATGGTTTCCATCGTTTCCTTCATCGTGTATTTTTCAACCACGGATGGTTTTACGCCCTTCAAATCTGCAAAGAAAGCTGTGACTTCTTTCTCGGCATCTCCAATGTGTTCAAGGAAGGCTTGAAAGAACCTTGTCCCCATTTGTTCCATCGTCATACCTTCTTCGTACTCAAAACGGATTTTCATTTTCTTTAAAATTCGTGATACCGTAAATACATCTTTCCATCCAAGTGCTCTCATCAATGATTCCTCCTAAAATTAAAACGGCCCCCATATAGGAGACCGTTCATGTTGGTTTATTCGCCTTCTGGTTCTGCTGCTGGTGCTGCGCCTGGTTCTTGTGGCCAGTAGATGACGAATGCTGATTCTTCTGCGCCGGCTTCGTCAATGTCAAAGTGAGCACCGAGATTCAATGCGACTGTTGCTTCTCCCTCATCCTCTGTTGGCAGTGTAAAGCCCTCCATCGACAAAACGTTTTTCAGCAAGATGATGATTGGTTTATTCGAGCCTGTCAGACGCGCCACCAAAGCGACTGAATCCGTGTAATCCGTTAGATCAATGCGGCCTTTCCCTTTGATTTCATCGTAGCCTGTGATGTTTGACTGCGTTTTTGTGGCACCCGCAATGGCCAATGTGATGTTATCGGCTGTCAGCTCTTTCAGGTTCACAGTTAGGTTGGCATCTTCACGGACAAGAATCGTATTGCCTTTCGCACGGCCCTTCACGCCGTCGACTTCCACTTCGCGTGTTTCTTGCTCTACCACAAATTCGTTACCACCATTTGTCGCGCCGAGCAATTCACCCGATGCTACTCCCGTTCCTTCTTCGAACACGAGGTTCTTGTAAACAGCCCCGGCGTCCATTAGGTAGCGCTCGGCTGTTTTATTTGTATAGCCACTTGTTTTAACTGCCATCAATAATCAATCCTCTCTTCTCTTTTGATTAAGTAGCGCAATTCTCTGCGCCTTACATTTTTATCTGGATCCGGAATCATGCCCTGGCTAATCTTCTGGAAGATCAGCAATTGATTGTCGTCCAGGTGCATATAATGCCGCAGCTTCTTATCCAGCTCTGCCCACTTCTGCTCTATATGAACAGTGTCGCGATCTTCGAGATAAGACCACAGGGTCACTTCTAAAATTAGATCATCGCGGTATTTGGTAGAGGAACTAGGTGGCAATTTGAAAACGATGTAATCATTTGCAAATGACTCGGTGTCCTTTTCTTCGAAAAACACCGGCCATTCCACGGATAACCTTTCGAATATGACCGTAAATAAATCAATCACATTTTCCACGCTCCTTGCACAAGTGCTCTTATGACGGACATATTCCCTTCGAATGCTGGTGAGAGATAAGGTTGGGCACTCATTTTCGAAGTACCTTTCTCAACCCAGTAGGCGTATTCAGCCGCTGCGCCAACACTTACGGATTTATCGCTATCATTTACGCGATAACCAATGGAATCCCGAAGATTACCACCGTTTTCAAGTGCTACAGGGGCGTTGAGCTTGGCTGCCCCTTCTACAAATTCCCCGATGGCCGTAAGCGCTGCCCTCTCGCTTGCTTTCATCGCCGCATTCACTGCCGGACGGTTCGATTGATAGTTTTTACTAGCCACTGCCGTTCACCGTCCTTTCCCAAATGAGGGAAACTTCGAGCTGCCGGTTCAGGTTCATTGGATTGTCGACATAGGTGACACGATACTGCTCGCCGTTATCCAGCACACGATCGCCTGACTTAATGTCTACAACGTCAAAGGAAATGAGGATATGGGAGGATGAACGATTCAACGCATCCGCAGCCATCACTTCATTTCCAGACATCATATCGATCGTGGCATCATCGAGCTCCAAATGATTGGTCCACTCCGACCGCGTACCACCGAAGCCATTGCTGACCGTGGTGTAACGCTGAATGATTACCATGACAAGCGCCTCTTCAATCCTTTGTAGACATCAGGCGGGTAATCTTGCGCATAGCCCACAGAATGCCGCGAGAGGCTTTCATTGGTAAGGCCAGTCTTGCGATTCAACTCGAACTCGACCATCTTCCGGATGTTTTTTCGATACGAAAGAGGCAGGCCGTCCTGGTAAGCGTTGTTGCAATACTCACGGATGGCGTTCTCAGCTTCCTGAATCAAATCGTTGAGCCGTTCGGTCGTCACTTTGTCCGATATATCACTATTCCGACGCAGGTAATCCACGTCAACAATCGGTGCATAATTCATTTCACTCACCGCCTAACACTTTGATCAGTTCGGGCTTTTTCATGGTGGAGAATCCTTCAATCTGTTTCTCCTTGGCTTGTTCTTTCAACTCTGGAACCGTGAATTCGCTCAGCGGTTTCGCTTCAGGCGCTTGTCCTTCGGTGTTGACGTTTTCGGCTGGCCCTTGAGCTTCCGGTTGCTTTTTAGTCTCATGTCCTTCTTGCCCCCCGGCTTCACTCGTCCCTTCCCCATCGGTCTTTACCTCCTCGTTTTCAGGTGCCTGATTTTCTTTATGAACTTCCTCTTGCGACACAATTTCTTTTACTTCTTGCTGCTGTGTATTTTCTTTCATCTCGGTATTGGATGTATTGGCTTTATTTCGCCGCATCCGCTGGAATGCTGTTGCGCTCAATGTAATTCCCTCCTCTGTAAATATAAAAAAAGAGAGGCACTTGGCCCCTCTTTTGATTAACCGTTCGTAATCATTTTCACGATACGAATTTGTTTTTGGTTGTATACGCGATCCCAGTTAGCCGCAAGTGCTAGTTCAGCATTACTTGGAGACGATCCAGCAACTTGTGCGGATTTGAACGCAACGCCGCGTGGGTGGAGAATCATGTGCTTGCGGTTGATTAAGATATCGTCGCCAGCCAATGAATCACGGTCTGTTTCAGTCTGCTCATCGGATGGCGTCCCATCTGCGTAACCGATTGCTCCTGGTCCGAATAGATAAGATGTGTACGCTCCATTCGCAACCGGTACTCCGTCATCAACGATTACCCGTTTGCCATCGAACGTAGCGAACTCTGTGTTAGTTGCTGGATCAACATGGTAATCCAAGAGACGCATGATTTTCAGGTTCGAGTACACACGAGAGTGAACCACAATAGCTGTCAAACCGCCCTGTGCATCGCCAAGCAACTGCGATCCTTCAATAATGCTCTCACCGTCTGCTTTAACATCTGTATTTGTTCCGCCTTCTGTCAAGTCCAATAGATTTCCGGACATGGATTCAGAAGCAAAGACACCGTTCAGCATAGCAATCGTTGTTGCTTGCATACGGCGAGTCCAGTAGTTTGCAGCAAGGTCGCCAATAGCTGCCATTGGGTCAGAACCAGCAAGTGCGCTGGCAAGGTCGTTCGTTGCCCAGGCTTTACCGCGTAGCAACTTAACAGCAACATCTTGATCTGCAGTGATTTTCCCTGGCGTCAAGGCGTCAATATCAGATAGCACTTCATCTTCGCCGTCCAAATCGTTCCAGAAAGGCATGTTAACTGTGCGACCGCCCCCTGATGCAAGTGTCTGCAGCTCTGGATTTGTGGAAATGATACCCGATTGATAGAGAGCAGAAAGGACTGGAAGCAAATTTGGAGGCATGGCCAAGGGCATTGCTGTGGCTGGTGCTGCAGTTGGCGCCGCTGCTATTGGTGCGGGTGCAGCTTTGTTCGGAATGGCCGGCAAAGCTGGGGATCATGCCGATAGATTGCTCGACCTTAACGCTATTACCGGCATGTCGACCACAAGTATCCAAGAGTGGAACCAAGTGGCGAAGGTGGCCGGAGTAGACACCGAAACCATGACCAAGGCTTCAAGCAAGCTAACCAAATCTATGAACATACTCGAAACGGGTACTGGCAAAGGTGCAGACGCATTGAAAGGCTTGGGCGTCACCTATGACGAGTTGAACGCAGCGACACCAGACCAGCAAATGGATATGCTCACGAATGCATTGGCCGGCATTGAAGATCCAGCGGAACGCGCTCGACTCGGTACTGACCTATTCGGTGGTGCTTGGCAAGACTTAGCGCCAATCGTTGCAATGGGCGCTGATGGCATGGCTGATGCAAAGGACCAGGCGCATGATCTAGGCGCCGTTATGAGTGAGGATGCCCTAAACGATGCGAACAACTTCCGAATCGGCATGGAGAACCTCAAGACGATGATGAGTGCATTTGCCATGAACATCGGTGCAGCTGTTGCTCCTGTTTTAACCAATGTCCTATTGCCGGCATTCGAACGCATGATACCGGTCATTACGGACTTCGGGCAGAAGATTGTGGAATGGATTCTGAAAGCAGTCGACTCTCTGGGAGATATGTCGGCCAAGGTCCAAGAGTGGGCATCGACAAACCAAGACAAAATCAACTCGTTGAAAGACGGATTTGTCTCAGCCTTTGAAGCGATTGGTGAAGGTATTCGAAAGGCNGGAGAAGTGCTCGCGGATATGACGCAGTGGGTGGTTGAACATTGGAATATNNTNGGTCCAATACTCGCNGGGATTGCAGCGGGGGCCATTGCCTATCAAGTCATCACNACGGCTATGACAGCTTATCGGGCGGTTATGCTGCTCGTGACAGCCGCGCAGTTGAAAATGAACTTGGCCATGCTTGCCAATCCCATCGGCTTGGTCGTAGTAGCGATCGG